TATACATATTACCAGGCATAATGGTAGTTGACAAATCAGGAGGATTTGCCATCAGTTTATTAGGTCTGACGTTTTTAAGATTCTTAATTTGAATCTGATACCAATTGAAAGAACGATCAACATCGCCTGCTTTCATTCTGATATCTTGAAAAGGATTACTGGTAGCCATTAATTATATTTATCCGTTATAACCCAAGGTCTTTTTCTGTTAAAACCAGGAATTTCATACCTCTATCTACACAATACTCGTTAGCTGCTTTCCATTTTGATTGATTAACACCGTACTGAAAGACTTCATCAATAAAACGTTTAGTTTGGCGCTGTGGGATTGTAGGTGGTTTAGTAAATTTTTCTGGTTTAATTTCAATTAAATATTTAGTAATAGCCCCGTGTCTATCTTTAACTCGTATATAGAAATCTACAAAGTAACGATGTACTTTGCTATCTACAGGAGATTTATAAGGTATAATCATAGTTTCAGACCCCCATTCAAGTACCGATGCGTTATTATCGCACCATTTCATAAATTTTAACTCCCAAGACGATCTATAGATAACATCGTGAATGTCACCTCTATACTTGGACGGGTTAGAGACCCTGTAACGGCCTTTGTAAGTTGCTTTGTACATAACGGGATAAATATAATATAATCCACTATTTATGGAAACCCCATGGCAGCAGATATAAAAACAGAATATCTGGATAGATATAAGCAAGAGTCTTCTGCATTATCCGGTGCAAAACTTGATAAAAACAAGTTTAAAGTAAACATTACACAGTACCCGTCTGACCTACAGACTGCAGATAATCTACAACATTACGTTCTTTTTAATATTAACATTAGAGGTAAATCTAAGTTTAACGAAAAAAAAGTATTGTTTGAAGCTAAACGAAATCCTAATTCTGCAAATCTAAGTGTAGACCAATTAGCAAGCCCTGCTTTAAGAACCGCTACATATGCAGCAGCGGGTACGGCTGCGGGGGTTGCAGTTACATCGCTAGTAAGTGGTGCCGCTAGCGCTGCCGGTAAAACCGGCTCTACTGCAAAAGTAGTCTCTAAAGTGGCCGGTGGTGTATCTGGTCTAGCAGTTGGAGCCTCTATGGCTGCATCAGATATATTGAAAAAAGATACAACATATAGAATATCTGATGCTATTGCTCTATACGTAGATGGACCACCTACAGTTAAATATAGTATGAATTATGCTAATAAAGAACTTGGTACATTATTAGGTGTTTTAAGTGGTAGTGTGTTTGATAGTAAAGATAATTCAAATGGGGAAACCGGTGCCGCTCTTGGTGCATCACTTGCTAAGTTACCCGGAGCTTTTGGTGTAGCAGACGTTGCTTCTGCAATGGGGGTATCTTCTGGTACAGCATTAAATCCATTTAAAGAAACAGTTTTTGAATCTGTTGATTTTAGATCTTTTGCATTTAAGTATAAATTTTACCCTAAAAATAAAGCAGAATCCGATGCAGTTTATAATATTATAAACACTTTTAAATTTCATATGCATCCAGAAATGTCTTCTGGCAAACTCTTCTTTATATACCCATCTGAATTTAATATTTCTTATTATTTTGGAGATGAAGAGAACGGATACTTTCATAAATTTGCAACTTGTGTTTTAGAACATATGGACGTAAGCTACGGGGGTGAACAATTCTCTTCATTTAGAGATGGGTCACCAACAGAGATTAATATGTCATTAACATTCCGCGAGCTGGAAATTATTACAAAGAATATGATTGAGGAAGGTTATTAATGTACTTTAAAAGTTTTCCTTACACATATTATTCCTTGGACGATGCAAGTACGGTTCAAGTTGTTACTAATATAACATCTCGAGCTGTATTATCAGATGAGGTAAAGAATAATCTTGGACTGTATGATGAGTACGACATTAAAGATGGTGAGACACCAGAGCTAGTTGCTGACAAGTTTTATAATAACCCTGAACTACATTGGCTGGTACTTCATTACAATGAAATTATAGACCCAAGATTTGATTGGCCGTTAGATACCAATAACCTCAATAGATATGTTGCTGGTAAATACGCTAATGTAAATGCTGTACATCATTACGAAGATAACAATGGTTATCATGTTAATTCTACTGTACCGGGTTGCGTATCTGTATCCAATCGTGATTATGAAGATACAGTTAACGAATCTAAACGTAGAATTAAAATACTAAAAGCCTCATACGTAGACGCAGTTGTAAATGACTTTAAAAAGAAGTTAGGTGAATAATGATTGGTGAACAAGGTCTTCAACGTGCCGGTGAGGTACGAATTGAGCAGCTTAAACTCATTAACTCAAGTGATGAGGTAATAGACCTATCAGAATTTATTGTAGAACTTAACCTCTACGAAGACTTATTTAAAAACTATCTTCATGGTAATTTAGTATTAACCGACAGTAGAAATTTAATTGACAAATATAATATTCATGGTGAAGAATTTTTAAATATAAAATTAAGAACACCTTCATTTTCAGACTCTGAAGTAATTGAAAAGACATTCAGGGTTTTTAAATTATCTGACAGAACAATTGTAAGAGATACTAATACTCAAAACTTTGTATTGCATTTTATATCTGTTGAGTTCTTTTTTGATGTTAACTTACCATTGTTTGCACCATTTGAAGGCACTGTAACAGATGTTGCCGGTAGGATATTTTCTGACTTTTTAGCTACGTCTCGTAACTTTAACATCTCTGAAACAAATAATGAGATTAAAGAGAATCCTAAGCCAACTGAGATGATTATTATTAATGAATCGTCAAATAAAGTTAAGTTTATATCCCCAGGTTGGTCACCCCTTAAATGTATTAATTGGTTAGCGTCAAAAGCAATACCTAAAGACGGTGTCGCTAAAAACTTTATTTTCTTTGAGTCTAATAAAAACTTTTATTTCGGAACATTAGAAAATTTATTTAAGGATGCTCATGAAAATAAAAACTATCTCGGGAGATATTTAATATCTGCATCCAACGTCCGTGAAGATAAAAGTTCACAAAACGTTATAAGAGAATTATTTCTAGCTAAAGATGTAGAGATGATTGAAACAACTGATTATATTAAAAACTATACCAATGGTTATTTGGGTAATCGATTAATATACTTAGATGTGTTTAGTAAAGAATATCAGTTAATTGATTATGATCATACAGCAGAATATGAAAAGCAATACCATTCTTCAGGTAAAGGTACAGAGGCAAAGCCTGTATTTAACAGAGATACTTTTAAAAACTTTGCAACTAATATAAGTTTTTATCCAAAAAATCCAAAGTTGTTTGATAATTACCAAGACAATATTAATGAAAAAATGGGTGAAATTCACGGTAACAGACTATCCAGTATGTTAGAACTTACTAACATCAAAATGAACATGACCGTACCAGGTAGAACAGATGCAGAGGTTGGTAGAATTATTTACTTTGAGTACCCTTCTTTAGGTGCTAAAGAAGAAAGTGATACCGGTTCAACTGCTCAAGATAAATTATATTCTGGTTACTATATTATTACTGCTATACATCATAAAGTAAATAAAAATGAACATACAATGACTATGGAAGTAATTAAAGACTCTCTATATGTAGATAAAGAAAGTGACCTTAAGGCTTAATTATGCAAAGAATTTTTAATAAAGACGGGTTCAATTGGTGGATTGGGGTTGTAGAAGACCGCATGGACCCTGAAAAGATGGGTAGATGTAGAGTACGTATCTTTGGATATCATACAGACAGTAAAGTAATATTACCTACAAAAGATCTCCCCTGGGCAACTCCTATACAGCCAATCACTTCAGCTGCAATCTCCGGTATTGGTTCTTCACCATTAGGTCCAGTTGAAGGTACCTGGGTTATTGGTTTCTTCTTAGATGGTGAAGATATGCAACAACCTGCTATCTTTGGTACAATTGCTACTAAAGCAGCTAAGAAAGCATTTAAAGTTCAAGAAGATAGACCCCAGGTATCTAACCCAAGTGACGGGGTACTTAAAGACGGTTCGGGTAACGTGGTCGTAGACGGTCAAGGTGAGCCAGTTAGAGCTGGTACCCCCTCTGTCGAAGGTTGGGAGCTAGGACAAACGTCTGAAAAATATGAATCTGGTGGTAAAGGTCCTGGTACAATTAATTCATATAATGGAGCAGCAGGTGGTGACCTAGGTGGTGCATCTTACGGTACCTATCAACTTGCATCTTACCTGCCGGCAGTTATGTCAACAGGTAAAGCAAGACCTTCATCCAAAAATTCACCTGTTATTCAGTTTTTAAATAATTCAAAGTTTAAAGATAAATTTACAAACTTAGAGCCAGGTACTTCAGCTTTTGATGCTAAATGGACTGAAATTGCTACGACATACAAAGCTGATTTTAAAAACGAACAACATGAATATGTTAAGAAAAAATATTATGATGTTGCAATGGCTAACCTACAACGCCAAGGCCTAGACATGACAAAGTACGGTCCAGCTGTTCAAGATTTAATTTGGTCTGGTGCTGTTCAGTTCGGTCCTGCTAATGTCAAAGCATTTACCGAGGCATTAAGAGATAAGAGTACTTTGACAGACAAAGATATTGTTACATTGGTTAGTGAGTGGAAAATTAATAATGTTAATACTTTGTTTAAATCAAGTTCCGATTCTATTCGCGCAGGTGTAAAGTCCCGCTACCAGTCAGAAAAAACAGCTTTACTAAATTTAATAAAATAATGGATCCGTTAATTACAAAACAAATACAGGGTGTTTTAGAGAACAATATCTTTAACAAGATTATTGCCCTCAACCTTAACATACCTAATCCAATTTTAAGATCTGTAATTTCAAGGGTTGCAGAGGTTGGGGCCGTTGACATTGTTAAACAAGTCACGCAAGCTTCAAATAAACAGCTGAATAATATTCCACAAAACATTATTGGTCCTATTAACCCAGTTGATATTACCAATAGTAATAATAGCCCTACAACAATTAGTAATAATATTGACGGTATTATTCAACAGCAGTTACTTGCACAAACAACGGACAAGCTTGTAACTAAATTACAATCTCAATTAAGACTTCTTTACCAACTGACAAGCTAGGTATTATTAATTTTGATGCATTAGCAGCAAGTCTTGTACAAGGTATTACCCCTGCTGTAGGTAAGACAATTACTACCGCAGTAAGTGGGTTTGCAGACTCAATATTTGGTAGAGGTCAAAAACCTAAAACTACTACTAATAATATTGAAACCCTATACAGTACTTTATCACCTGCAGACGCATTAGCAAAAACTGATGAAATATTTGCCTCATCTACAGCTAACTCTGCTCTTGAAGAAGCTAAAAAGTTTGATATTAACTCAACTGAGAACAAAGAGAAGTTAGAAGTATTAGATAAAGGATTCACTGATCCTAATGCTAACTACCCTACTAAAGAATATGCTGGTATTTCAGAAACAAATAAGCTTGCACAGGGTGATGCAAGAGGTACCGTAGTTACCGAAAAAAATAAAAACCGAATGAAGGGTGCAAAGTTACCCGGGGGAGAGGCCTGGGATGAACCCGAATCAGCTTTCCGTGGTGCATACCCTTACAATAAAGTAACTCAAACTGAATCTGGGCACATTATAGAGGTAGATGATACCCCTGGTTCAGAGCGCTTACATATTTACCATACCTCTGGTACCTACATCGAGATTGATTCTAATGGATCAGTAGTAAAAAGAACAAAAGGATCTTCATATGAAATTATTGATAGGAACGGAAAAATATCTATTGCAGGTCGTGCAGACATTTCTGTTAACGGTGCTTGTAATATCTTTGTTGGTAATGACGCGAATATCGAAGTAGAGGGCGATACCAACATTACTTGTCACAACGATATAACTGCACAAGCAGGTGGTACATTTAATCTCTCAGCAGTAGAAGAATTTAATATAACAAGTGGTAATGTTAATATTGAAGCCTATTATACAATGAATCAAAAAGCTACTACTTTTAATATGCACTCAAAAGAAAATATGCATATGCGTAGTAATGCTGATATTAAAGTCCAAGCAACCAATCTCTATGATTTTGTTTCTGATACTGTTTATACCCAAGCAGCAGGAGCAATTAATATAAAAGCCGGTAATAATACTAATATTGATTCTGGTGCAGCCATTAATTTGCTAGCAAGTAATAATATTAATCTTGATGGTAGTCAGACACATTTGCAATCAGGTAATGCCGGGGCTGCTTCTGAATCTCAAGAAAGCGTTATAGCTGGTTCTTCCAATATTGGTGTGATTGCCGGACGCAAGGATATAACTGATAATGATAAGAATGACCCTTTGGTTCTATCATTAGCTGATAATCGCTCAATTGCCCTTGAAGAAGAGACTCAAACTACCGATGATTATAATCAACAAAAGAATTTAATTATTAGTGAGGGGTTTGCTAATGCTGCAGATCTAAGTGCTCCTCCTGCAGCTGTAGATAATAAGATAGTTGAGTCTGAGCAACAGAACTTCGTAGAACCAGATGTTAAGTTAAAAACTGTAACCCTGTTACCAGGTAATTATAACCTGTCACCTAACTTTACTGTAGAAATGTTATCAAGTAAGGCAGGTGTTACACGTGACCCAATTCGTGCACATGCAGGTGCAACTTATGGTGAGATTGTTTATAACTTACAGGCCGTAGCACTTAATGTTTTAGAACCTGTAAAAAAGATATATCCTAATATGTTTGTAACCTCTGCATTTAGAGACCCTGGAAATGCCTCTAATGCTAAGACGTCTCAACACCCATTAGGTCAAGGTGTTGATATTCAGTTTAAAGGTATAAGTAAAAAAGATTATTATGATATTGCGAGTAAACTCGCTAAAGTACTTAAGTACGATCAGTTAATTTTAGAGTACTGTAACTATACTAATAATCCCTGGATTCATGTATCTTATTCAGTTAAGAATAGAAGTCAGGTATTAACATTCTTCAATCATAAGACCCATTCCCAGGGCCTGACTCAGTTAGCATAATGGCCGGGGTTGCAAGAATTGGTGATAAAGACACCAGAAATGACACTAAGAATAATGGTAGTTCTACCGTTTTTGCAAACGGGCTTGGTGTTGTTCGAATTGGAGATAGAGACACCCGCTTAGATACAATGGTAGGTGGGAGTTCTAAAGTTTTTGCAAACGGTAAAGGTGTTTGTAGAATAGGCGATAAAGACACTAGAAACGATAGTATCACTCAAGGAAGCTCAGACGTGTTCGCTGGCTAATATAAATATAAACATGGCTACCAGAAATACCAGACAATATTCAGACTTTAATCTTCTTTTTTCTTCTCATCCGGTCACCGGAGATGTGTTAAGAAAGAACGATGAAGAAGCTGTTAAGCAATCTCTTAGAAATTTAATATCTACGAGAAACTACGAACGTCCCTTCCATCCTGAAATTGGATGTCAAATTCATGGTCTTTTATTTGAAAACTTTAATCCTGTGACTGCACAGGTTATGAAGAGATCTATTTTAGATACTATTAATAAGTTTGAGCCAAGAGCAACAGTGTTAGAAGTTAAAATACGCGAAAAAGCAGACAATAATGAAATTGTATGTGATATTATCTTTAGACTTAATAACTCTGATAGACCTATTACTTTAACAACACTAATAACAAGAGTAAGATAATGTCTAACCTAAGAATAGCAGAGCTTGACTTTGATCAAATCAAGACTAATTTAAAAACGTTTTTACACGCTCAAACAGAATTTACTGATTACGATTTTGAAGGCTCAGGTCTATCTACTCTACTAGACGTTCTTGCTTACAATACTCACTATAATGCTTATTTGGCTAATATGGTGGTAAATGAGATGTTCTTGGATTCAGCAGTTAAGAGATCTTCCGCAGTTTCTATTGCCAAGCATCTGGGTTATACTCCGGTATCAGCCAGAGGTGCGGTTGCTAACTTAGATATAGTAGTTACCAATCCATCTAACTTGCCTGCATCTTTGACCATGGATAGGTATACCCCCTTTACCTCTACTGTAGATGGAATATCTTATACTTTCCTCACCACTGAGGCTAAGACAGCCTTAAGGGTAGGTTCAACGTATACGTTTAGTGGGGTTAATGTTACAGAAGGTACGTTGTTAAGTTATAGCTATGTTGTATCCGATATCACGCCTGCTGCCAAATATGAAATTCCAAACGAGGCCGTAGATACTACTACCATTAAAGTCAGTGTACAAACATCTTCATCTGATACAACTACAAGTACCTATACCCTATCGACAGATATTACTGGCTTAAGTGGTACATCTAAAGTATATTATCTTGAACAAAATCCTCAGGGTAAATATCAAATTTATTTTGGTGATGGTATAATTGGTAAGAGTCTATCTGCTGGTAATATTATTACTATTCAATACTTGGTTGCAACAGGTTCAGCAGTTAATGTATCTAGTACTGTTTCACAATCATTTACTGCCGGTACTACCATTGGTGGTTCAAGCTCAATTGCTATCACTGTTAACAGTAACTCTACTGGCGGCGCAAACTCGGAAAGTATTACATCTATTAAGTTTAATGCACCTCGGGTAAATGCATCTAAGAATAGAGCGGTAACAGCAACCGATTATGAGGCTCTGATACTTGCAAATTATGCAGGTGCAGAATCAGTATCTGTTTGGGGCGGTGAAGATAATGATCCTCCTTACTATGGTAAAGTATTAATTTCTTTAAAGCCTTATTCTGGTTTTACTATATCAGATGCTACTAAAAATAACATTAAAACTAACATTTTAAAATCTAAACAAGGTATTACAATTATACCTGAGTTTATTGATCCAACGTATTTTTATGTTAACATAACTGCTGATATCGTTTATAATTCTTCTATTACAACCTTGTCATCTGATCAAATTAAGACTCAGATTAATACAGCTGTTACGGATTACTTCTCTACTAACTTACAAAAATTTAATAAAGATTTTATTTACTCTGCATTAACGAATGCAATTTTAGCTAAAAACTCTTCTATTACTAGTGCACTGGTTAACCTTAAGTTGCAAAGACGGATCATACCTACATTAAATACTACTAACTTATTTACCGGTGATACTGCAATTAAATATAGAAACCCGTTAAAACCAGGTTCTATTCTTTCAAGTTACTTTTATGTATCTGTAGGCGGAGTTTCTACACTTGTAAAGATTACAGACCTACCTAATGATACACCATCTAGTGATACAGGGTCGGGGGTACTGAGACTTGTAAATGTTGTAAATAGTTCAATTGTTGCAACTAATGTTGGTACTATTAATTACGGTACTGGAGTAATTAGTATATCAGGTATTACACCTACTGGTATTCCAGCCGGAGTGACAGATATTAGAATTACTGGTTCTATTCAAGAAGCTAGTTATAATTTATCTGTTTCAAGAAGCGAAATATTAGTACAGGATGATACTACCATTAATAAAATTGGTGGTTTGCTGGCAGGTACCACAATAAATGTGACTCCATCGGTATAACATGGCCACTACAAGAATTAAAGAAAAAGTATCGGAGCTTGTTAATAGTCAGCTACCTGAGTTTATCAGGTCTGATTATACCACCTTCGTTGCATTTTTAGAGTACTACTATAAGTTTCTTGAGCAAGATCAGGGTGCTTTAGAGCTTGTTCAAAATGCAAGACAGTACAGTGATATAGATCAAACAACTGATGCGTTTGTTAACTATTTTTTAACCAACTACGCTAAAGACCTACCTGTAAGTTTGTTGGTAGATAAACCACTTTTAATTAAAAAAATTAAAGGTCTTTATGCTGCCAAAGGCAGTACATTATCTATTGAAACTTTGTTTAAAGTTCTTTATGATACGGTAGCTCAAACCAGTCACCCTTATGACTTTGTATTAAGACCATCTGATGGCCAATGGAGTCTTAGAACTTCTATTCGGGTTCTTCTTACCTTTGGAAGTGCAGCAGATATAAAAGATAGGTTCTTAACACTATCTAAAAATAATATTAAATATACCGCTGAAATTGTTAGAGTTAAAAGTCTCAGCGGCAATTTATACGAAATATTCTATCACAGTGCTTTCCCGGTGCCGTTTGAAGTTAATGAAGAAATTTCTGTAACAAGTACAGCCGGTACCTTGTTTACAGGTACTATTAAACCAACTACAACAAACGTTACAATAACCTCTGGGGGTACAGGGTTTAGAGTAGGTCAAATTTTTAATGTAACAGTCGGAAGTGGTGTTGATACTTTAGTTAGGATTGCCAGAGTAAACTCAACTGGATCAATTGAAATATTAACACTTTTAAATTACGGGTATAATTTTACTGAAGATCTTAGTATTTTACTATCAAATTCTTTAGGTGTTACCAAAAAGGTTAAATATTTTCAAACCAAAGGTGGCGGTTTTTCTGAATCTTTTTCTGCCGTAAAAATACATTCTATATCTGACCCCGATAGATACTTCTTAGAAGACTATGTTACCCCATTTGCTTATACAGGTACAGCCTTAGTTTCAAGTACCTCTACGTCTCAAATTTTAACCTCAGTAACTTCTACCGGTGTAGAGAATCCTAGTGATGCAAGTCTAACCTTTACATTAGGGGCTATAGCTAGATATCCAGGGGAATACACCTCAACACAAGGGTTTGTTTCTGAACCAGATGTTCGTGTTCAAGATAGCAAGTTGTATCAACCATTTGCATATCAAATTCTATCTGAATTAGATATCAGTACATTTTATAATATTGTTAAAAAGTTAGTTCATCAAGCTGGAACTAATTTATTTGTTAATAGGGTATTGTCTGCAACAGCTAATTTATCGGCAAACGTCAGTGTTGTATCTAAACAAAATGTTTACGCAGATCTATTTGACACCTTCTCTACATTAGAATCAGTTGCCAAGTTGGTAAGAAAAACCGTAGATGCAGATAATGTCAGTACAACTGAAAATACAGTATACACTTTAACCAAACCATTATCTGATGAAACTACAATTTCAGATGTAATTTCTATCAGTGTTATTAAAACTTTTTTAGATGATATTATACCTGGGGATAATACTAACCTTTCTTTTAATTTAGTTAACACCGATAGTATTGAAGCAACTGATATTAATCCCGGCAATTTACCAGACTACACGGATGCATCAGGAGCTTTAGCTTATTTCTTAGAATCATACACTGAAAACGCGCCGCCAACGACAGCAATTTCGTTTAGTTAACATACAATATGGCTTGTATAAATATAACATAGAACTTATTAGAGGAATAAAACATGTTCACAGAATCGATAAATGTCAAGGGTAACTTAGAAGTTATTCTTTTAGACGAAACCGGTAAGCAAAAAGATTACAGAAAAGTTAATAACCTAGTTGTTGCAGTTGGTAAAGATACCATTGCATCAAGAATGGTTGGTAACACCACTGCAATTATGAGTCATATGGCTGTTGGTTCATCAAATACTGCTGCTACAACTTCTCAGACTGCTTTAGGCGGTGAGTTAGGTAGGGTGGCACTTGACTCTACAACTAGAGCTTCTAATACAGTTACCTATGTTGCAACGTTTCCTGCAGGAACAGGTACAGGGGCATTGACCGAGGCAGGTATTTTAAACGCTTCTTCTTCTGGAAACATGCTGTGCAGAACTGTATTTGGGGTTGTTACTAAGGCTTCTGGGGATACGGTGGTTATTACTTGGAACGTTACAGTAGCATAACATGTCTTTTCTCTTAAAAGATACTATCCATCGTTCATTGGTGGATAGTGTTTATAATGAATTCTTATCGCGAAGAGCTAATTATTACTATTTTATTGGTAATATAATTGAATGGGCAAGCCCTCTTGTTCCAGGGACCCCTGAAGTTACGCAAGACTATGAA